TACCGGACTACGGGGAACTTGTCAGCATCATGACAGGCGAGGTTGCAACGATCCTGTCGGACTATATCCGTCAATGGGTCGGGGCCGTGCCTGAGTCGGGGATATTCCTTAACCGTGACCGGGTACTCACCACGCAGTCATACATGGAGATGGCATGGTATGACCTGTATGCAGAGGTTGAGCGTGACCCGCACGTCAAGGCAATTTTGGATTCGGCCAAGATGAATGTAGCTAACACTCAATGGATGATTCAGTCGTTCTTGATAGGCAAGGAGCGCAAGCCATCAAAGCGCAACGAGGCGATAGCAGAATTTGTGCGAGCTGCACTCGACAACTCAGGCCACAACGATACGACTGCCGGGATTGTCAACGGATTTCCGCAGCATCTATACAACTGGATGGGTGCTATCGGTATGGGCTTCTCGGTCAATGAGGCGATCTACACAGACCCGGATACCTGGGACACGGAAGGGGTAAGAATCAAGTCGTTCCTCAACCGTGACCCTCGAAGGTTCCAGTTCTCAGCGGCAGACCGTAGCCTGAGACTGAGGACGATGAAAGAGGCGTATTATGGTGAGCCGTTGCCTGAGAGGAAGTTCATCGTTCACCGCTGTTCTGCAACGTGGGAGAATCCTTTCGGGGACGCGCTGGACCAATCGTTATACTGGATGTGGCTCTTCAAGCGGACGGTATCAAAGTTCTGGATGCAACACTTACAGGTCGCAGCGGCGTCTGTGCCGATTGTGAAATACCCAGCAGGCTCAAACCAGACGTTCAAGGCAGAGGCTAAGGAAATTGCAAAGCAAATCCGAAACGGTGCATATGGAGCAATACCTGAGAACTTCGCAATCGAATACGCTGAGGCAGCCAAAGGCGCAGACAACGCACAATCGTACAACAACTTCATGCGATGGTGCGATGACCAGATGTCGAAGTGCGTCAATGGTCAGACGTTGACAACTGAAGCCTCGAGCACTACCGGGACAGGCACGTATGCACAGGGCAAGGTGCATGAGGATACACAGGCAGGCCGCGACCTATACCGAGCGCGGGGACTTGAGGCGACGCTGAACGCAACCGTCGTCAAGTGGCTGGTTGATTTCAACTTCGCCAACGTAGACGGCTACCCGTCATTCAAATTTGACCTTGAAGAAGCAGAAGACTTGGTCAGAGAGTCTCAGGTAGTTAAGAACCTAACAGACGCAGGCTATGACTTCGATCCGCAAGAATTGTCTGAGAAGTTCAGCTACACGATAACGAAGAAACAACCGTTGAAACTTGCACTGGCAAAACCAGAAGAGAAGCCAATAGAAGAACCGAAACCAGTAGAGGAAGAAAATGCCGAAGGGTCAGTGGCAACCGCCTGAGTCGGGCGACGCACCGGCGGAAGTCAAACACATTTTGAAAGTAGCTTATGCTCAATACCGGGACAAGCATCCGGGCGAGAATGCCGCAACGAAGATGAAGGGTGCAAAGATCGCTTGGGGTGCAGTGCATAATGCCGGTTGGTCAAAGAACAAGCAAGGCAAATGGGTCAAGAAAGGAGCAAAGGAAATGGCTGAGGAAATTGTTATCGATGCTTTCAAGGCGGGTGAATATCCGCAGGGCAAATTTACGGGCAAGGAGCTTGCTGAAATTCAGTCAACCTATGATCCGAAGAACTATGAGGCTCCGATACTCATCGGACATCTTTCTGACCCGTCTTACAAAGGTAAGTCAGCGATACCTGCCTTCGGCTGGATCGGCCAGGTCAAGGTCGTAGGAGACCATCTGAAGCTCGTGGCCTCACAATTCTCTGAAGAGCTGAAGCAGTTCATCAAGGACGGATTCTACAAGAAGGTGTCAGCGGCGTTCTTTCAACCTGAAGACCCGAACAATCCGACACCGGGGAAATGGCACTTGCATCATCTGGCATTTCTTGGCGGGATGCCCCCGGCAGTCAAGGGACTTGAGCAGATCGCCTTTGCTGAATACACACTGAGGGCCGTTGGCGTAGAGTTTGCCGAGGTGGAAACGTCGGTAGAGGTCAACGGTGAAGCCCTCGAGGTAGCAGGCGAGATCGGCGCAAAGGATACGATGGACGACGTTGCTGAGTGTTGCGCCACGTTCATGCAGAAATGCGAGATGGCTCTCGGCTCTGAGTCTGACGTTGCAAAGGCGAAAGAGAGAATGAATCTCGCAATGTCTGACCTGAGTATGGAACTCAGGAAATGCATCGACTCTCACTTTGCTTTCATCGAAAAGTTAGAAGGTATCGAAACACCGGAAGGGCCGGAAATGTCAGAGAAAAAGAAATGGTTTGTCAAATTCACCGAGCTTATTACCAACAAACGAAAGGAAACAGAGATGGATGCGAAGAAAGAACAAGAGTTGAACGAGCGGATCACACAACTCGAAGCCGACAAGAAAGCGGCTGAGACTCTGGTAGCAGAGTTCAAGGAGAAGGAACGCGTAGCCGCAGAAGCACAGGCAAGGGCCGATGCCGAGAAGAAGGAAGCGGACCTCAAGGCAGAGGTCACGGCGTTCTGTGAGACAGCATCGAAGGAAGGCCGTATGACCCCAGCACAACGAGAGAAGGATGAGCCGGTCATGCTGACGCTCATCAAGTCAAACCACGACGCCTTTGTCTCGTTCTGCGAGAAGTATGCAGCTCCCACTGTTCCTGGTGGAGTCGCAAATCTTGGCCTCATTCCTGGCAAGGAAAAGCCTGAAACGAAGCTGGACCTCGCAGCAAAGTATGTCAAAGCGCACCCGGACGAGTTCAAGGAACTTACTCAGGATATGGCCGAAGCACGAGCCATGTATCTTGAGTCAAGAGGGGATATCAAGTTCTAATTCACAACTTTTCTCTCCCAGCAAGAGGAAGAAACTGATACAATCACAACTCACAAAGGAGGCCGATAATGGCCAATAACGTCAGCGATCTTTGGGTATGCGCGAAGCTCCCATTGGCCGCAGCCGCAAATCTTGCGGGGAAAAGCCTTGTGACAGCAGCCGGAGCAGCGGTGACAAGTGCCGCCAACTCCGTGTTCGGTGTCAATGAGGCAGATACAAAGTCGGGCGATACGATGAACGTGAAATTACCACCGTCCATTGTCGAAGTCATCGCCACGGGAACAGTCACAAAGGGTGGCAAGCTTGAAGCTCTGACAGCTACGGTTGTCGCACAGATTGATGGAACTGAGACGAACACCACGAGCGCAGGAGTCCAGAATCTTGCATCCGGTTATCCTATCGGGAAAGCACTCACGGCAGGCGTCGCTAACGACACCGTGTTGGTCAGCCTTTTCCTTAACGATGGCAAGACTGCCTAAAGGAGACGACCATGTATATCTACTATCGTCGAAACGAGAATGGCCTCCTTGAGGCAAAAGAGTTCGCAACGGACTCGACGCTTGCACTCTTGCGTATCTCTGACCCGGTGCTCACGCAACTGGTCAAGGGATATACCAACGCTGAATTCATCGGTGACAGGTGTTTGACGCCGGTTCCGATGCCGAAACAAACCGGACGCTTCCCCGCCTTCGGACAAGAGGCGTTCGTCATTGCCGGGACGCTGGAACGCATCCCAGGTGCAACAATCTCTCGCCTCAATATGCAGACGGGCTATGTCACGGCAACAATTAGCCAATATGCTGAGGGCGTAGCAGTTCCACAGGAAGACCTGAACGAATGGGCTGGAAGTGCTGATATGCTCATCAATGGCAAGGTCGGTACTGTAACCAGTCGGATTATGCTCAAGCGTGAATACCTCCAGGCTGTCGCTTGCACAACGACAACGAACTACGCCTCTGGCCACTATATCTCAGGCGCAGCGTTCGCATGGGCATCGACAGGCGATCCGATCCAGAAGGCATGGGACGCACAAGAACTCATCCTGAAAAAGAACGGTCGCATGGGCAACGTGGCCTTCTTCTCTTGGGGTGCGTGGACCTTGTTCATCAACAATGCCTCAGTCCTGAAACGCATCAAATACGGTGGAACACCGATTGCCCCGGCACAGGTTACGCCACAGGCCGTTGCACAACTGTTGCACGTCGATGAAGTCCTCATCGGCGGCGCAGTCTACGGCACGGGTTCAGCCCCTGGTTCTGATGGCGGTGTCGGAAAGTCCTCGCTCACGAAGTCGTTTGTGTGGGATTCCGTGCAGTCGAACAACTTCGGTATCCTGATTCGTGGCAAGGGCAGTGGCATTGAGCCTGCGTTCGGTTATACGTGGGTTCGCCAGAATTCACCAGTCGTAGAATCATACTACGAGAACCAGTCGAAGTCGATGATTTACGACCAGCAGCATTTCTTCACCCCGGCTGTAACAGCTAACGAAGCCGGTGTCCTTTACTATTCGATTGCATAAGGAGGGAACATACTATGGGAACTCCATCAACAACTCGTGCAGTCGATATTGAGTCCGCGGCTGATATGAAGAGTCTCGCAAGCGGGCTACCGTTTATCACCGGGACGTGGTATTTTGTCGACCCGACAAGCGGAGCAGCGGCGAATGACGGCCTTTCGCCCTACACGGCGTTTGCAAGCATCTCGACGGCCTATGACGCTTGCACATCCGGGGCCGGTGATGGCATCGCCGTTCTGGCTCGCGGAACCACAACAGCCGGAACAACCTCATATCTGACCGCTGCAATTACGTGGTCGAAATGGGGCATCACGGTCTTTGGCGTCTGCGCCAATACCAGGTTCAGCCAACGGGCACGGATTTCGACCCAGGCAGCTAACCTTGCGAACCTCATCACAGTCTCAGGGAGTAACAACAGCTTCTACAATCTCTCGTTCTACAACGGGGGAACGACTGGGGCCGGTGGTATTTCCGTCACAGGAGAGCGTAACTATTTTCAAAATGTTCACATCATGGGCGGAATGGGTATGACTACCCCGACTGTGAACGATTACGACCTCTTGGTCGATGGTGGCGACGAAAACACGTTTGTCAACTGTGTCTTCGGCAATGACACTTTTGACAAGACGGACATCGCCGGTGCGGAGGTTCACTTCGACAATGGAGCAATGCGTAACCGCTTCTACAGTTGCGAATTTATCTCATATCGGTCAGCCGGAACGACAGCAGCAATGATAAAGCTGATTGGTGCGGGTGATTCTATTACCCGGACACTGCTCTTTGACAACTGCTTCTTCCACATGTACCGTGATGGCAACGTCACAGCGGAGGCAACAGTTGTTATCGGCACAGCTCCGAACAACGGCTTCATCATCTTCAAGGATTGCTTGCGTCATGGCTTCACCGACTGGGGTGCGGTCGCAGCAACAGGACGAGTCTACAGCGGAAGCGCAACACAGGCGGAAGCTGGCGGAATCACGATTGCAGCAAACCCGTCGTAGTCATTGGGGGTGGGAGCCGAGAGGCTCCCGCCTTCTCTAAACCAGGAGGGGAACGTGACAAAAACCATTTTCCTTTTGAACATCGGTCAGTATGCGCCAGCAATCACGCGGCTGACTTACCCGTTCATCAATCTGTATGCAAAGCGTATCGGGGCGACGGTTCAC